AGCGTCTGAACCACTACCACTTCCTGGTATAACAAGATAGATGTAAGCACCATCCTGAAACGGAGATGAGATACCTGAGTTACCAAAGTTTTCTTTGAAATCTAAAGCACCATCTTCATCAAAGGTAGCAGTAATTTGATGTGCACCATCATTATCAACACTCATCCAATCACCTTGTAGAGCATCTTCATCAGTTAATGAAGTTGAGAATACATATACGAAATCAGATAAATCAGCTTCATATCCTTCATAAGCATTTAGAATAGTTTCTAAATACATTTCCAATGCCATATCCGTAGGGGTATCAGCAGGTAAATCAAATCCACCAACTTTTACATCATACTTATCTTGACCTGGAAATCTTCCACGACCTTCTTCAGACACAGCAGCGTTATAAAAGTTATTAGCAGCAGACTTGATTTTATCAAGATTAGCAATCGATGTTTTGGATTTAGCGGAATCACCGACAGCACCAAATTTTGGAGCGGCAGTAGTAGCCATAGTAGCCATCATCGCAGTAACAACGGCAAATTCTGCAAGTGAATTACCTCGGTTACTCTTTATTTTTTTCATTAAGTTTTTGAACATTTCAGTTCTCCTTTATTTGTTTGATTGACTCCACCCAATTGATGTTGTCTACACCTATATACTACAAGAACTGTACCAAAGTACCCTATTTTGGAAAAATAATTTAATTTATTTTTAAGTGTCTATATTTGTGAAGTTATAGGGGCACAAAAAAACCCCATTCAAAAATGAGGTTTTTCTTTTTTTAGAAGTTTTTTAAAAGTGTATCGTTATGGTATTACAAAATGTTACACTTGTTTCATTTTGTTACAGAAACGATCCTGTGTTTGCAGTATCCAAATAACCTAATTTGTAAAATTCCGCCATCAGCCGTGTATTATATTTCTTCATCATATTTACAATTCTTGTAATATGTTGAGTTTTAGAACCAGTCATTTCACGAATAAAAATATACAAAGCTTTTTTATTGAAGTTTTCTATATTCGCTCTCCGCCTAAACATTTCCAAAACAGCATCGGCAACCAAAATATCCTTTTGTCGTCTGAAAATATTGGTTAAATTGTTTTCCCAATACTCTAACATTTCTTCTACATATGTATTATTAAATTCTGCGTTATCTTCTTCGTCTTGTTTTTTATTAATATTATCACCATAATCAAGAACTTCCATCTTAGAATGAATCTTATAATTCTTGTAATTCTTATTATTATGTAGAATCAAATAATTCTTAGCAACAATACTAAAGTATGAAAAGGCCTTTCCTTTACCCTCTTTAAACTTATGCATATTCATAACTAAAAATGAAACCACTTCGTGTTTTACTTCTATAGAAGAAACATCAAAATAATAGAACTTAAATGTATGAATTATATTTTCCGCCAACTTATCAAATGCTTTAGCGATATGTTCAGTATAAATTATATCCTTTAATCTAGCATCATCTGTTTTATTATATCTAATAATAGCCTTTTCTGTACCTATATGAAAATAATAACTTTTAGGTTTTTTCTTTCTCTTTTTCTTTACTGGTGTTATAGTCTTACTCACTTATGGACTCTCCTGTTGTTTTGGTGTTTAATTCATTAATTACTTCTTTTATTGATGCAAATATAGAACCTATTTCATCATCTGATTCGAAATGTCCAGTAGAATCTATCTCTTGCAATTCTTGTTGGACTCGTACAATTCTATCACTAAAATTTTCTACCCAAGTTTCAAGTAGTTCTGTTTTTCTTGTTAAATTCCAAATTATGTATCCTTCTACAAGAACAAGTAATCCTAATACTATTTCTACAATCATGATTTATCTCCAAATAACTCATCAAATAAATCCTTATGTTTATTTTCTAAAACTTCATCTGTATGTTCTTGTTTAGGTTTAGTTTCAGTTTTACCAACACTAATATTTTTGATATTTTCTAATTTACTTTCCATTTCTTCTTTGTTATCTTCATCACCACGCTTCCATTCATCAAATTCTGCCTTTGTCGCCATGTGGTCTGCCCAATGAAGAATTAATGGTAAGTGACTTTTAAGTGAACGTTTTGCGTCAAACACCTTCATATAGTATTCATTTGCTTCATCATATAACCCGTCAGCAAGTTTAATTGCAAGAGTTTCATTTAGACTAACTTTCACCCCAAAATGTTGTAATAGAAAAAGTGCCCTATCTGGTACTCTCATATTTGGTATATCTGTATTTTGGGTATAGACTTCCCCAAGAGTTTTTCTTCTCCAATCATTATCTTGTGGAACGTAGTATTCATCATTCAAATCACCAACTTTACCTAAGTCGTGATGTAGGGCGGAAAAGACAAGTTCTTCGTCTGTCCAATCTCTATGTCCACCTATAGATTCATAGGTATCCGATACTTTTAGTGCTGTATCACAGACATGAAGAACGTGTTCTACATAACCACCTACATGGCAATAATGATATTCTTCTTTACCAGATGCTGGTGCAACTATCATTCTATCTTCAAGGTCATGATACATTTTGAGAAGTTTTTCACGGCGTTCGCTTCCATCTTCAAATGTATCCTTTATAACCTGTATTAATTTATCCCAATTTTCTTGTAATTGAACTTCACTTAATTGTTTCATTTTTGTAACCTCTTTATAGTTTTCTTAATTTTTTTCTTTTCACTACCAGTTTATGTTGATATGAACCTTCGGTTTGGACCACGTGGTAATCGTCCCCTTCAATTTTTTCTACATGATAAGCTGGATCATTTTTACTTTCCCCACTTCTAAAACCAGCTATTAATACATGAACCCAATCACCAACTTTTAATTCGTCTGTCAACTGCTCTTTACTTGTTTTCACTTATTGTCCTATTTGTTTAGTAATGCTAAATTGTCTGTCCAATTCATTTTATAGATATGGACATTTTCATATTTGTATGGTTGAACATGAGTTGATTCTAAAATATCTACTACATTAACCCATTTGGGATTCATCGTATCTCTAACATTATACACACCATCTTTATCCTTTGTTCCTTTGATGTATATAAAATCTCCATAATCAAATTGACCACCCCATCTCTTTAATAGATTTCGTGATAGAGCTACAAACTTATATTCACTTGCTTTACTGATACGAATTCTTGTTCCGTCTGCTGTTATATCAGGAGTTTTATCTGTTTGATAATGAGTTGGTTGATACATAGTTACATCAACTTCCACACCGAACTTATAAAACTCTTTGAGTTCTGAATGTAATTTTCTATTATCCACCAATAATTTGTCTACTTCATTTGAGTAGAATTCAGATTGGCTTGTGAACATATTAATAGACATAAATCCATTCACCAATGTTACAAACACCACTCCCGCAATTGCTGTTCTCGTTTTGATCATATTATCCCTCGTTTTCATACTTGATCTTACAAAATAAATTCATAAAAGTCAAGCTGTTTTTGGCTTATAAAATATAAAAATTGGTTCATATTTTAAATAAGTTCCTTTTACTTTGACCGAGTTTTTGACTTTAGATTGGTCTACTCCGACCATTGATGTCATTAACATTTTGAGTTTACCTTGATAAATACCACCGAGTGATTCGATTACATCTATACTATCTTGTTCGAGTGGATGATACTTATCCTTTCCGATTTTGATATCGGCTATGTTCCATAATAAATATCTATCTTCTCTTAAACTCTCATATGCATTTACCAAAGTCGGTTTAAGAAACCCATCTCTCCAACTATCATACTTAGGATATAGCTTAAAAGATTGTTCTTCATCTTCACTATATTGCTCTCTGTCAAAGTATGGCGGACTTGTAAAAACCAAATCCAAATTACCCTTATACGTCTGAAAGTCGGGATTGTTCCCAATATTCTCGCTTCCATCTTGAAATAAATGGTAAGTATTCTTATCTTCCTCCCAGAAAGGATTTGTTACTAATACTTCTTTGTTAAAGAAAGAAGCTACATATTCATATCTCGTAATACCCAACTCATCTATAAAATTATCCGTGTTAGGGTCTGTGCCAATATAATGAATTCGTTTGAGTGATGACATAGCTCCGAGAATACGACCACCCCAACCTGCGGATGGATCATACACATTGAGCACGTCTTGTGATATATGTTCTGTATATTTTTCATATAAATACCTTGCTGTTAATGCTGGAAAGTTTACTGCTGGCTGTCCAAGTCCTAATCTGAATGCTTGAATGCCTGCAGGAAATAATTTTTTACCAAGTTCAAATCTATGAACCAAGAATTTATATTTGTCACCTTCAAGTTTATCTGGAAGATTTGTTTTGTATTTAGAGTCAAGAGATTCGACTTCAGATTGGGATAATGTTCGATAATCAGTTTCTATATTACCCTGATCAAGATGATAACCAACACTCTTTTGTTGAACTATAAAGAAGTTCTCTGGCCATTCTTCATGGGATAAAACACACTTAGACCAATTATACATTGAATCTCGTTTTAATATCCTACGAATAACCTTTTG